TGCCCGCCAACCCTAAAGCGCGGGTTTCGGCGGTCAAGTCGGCGGGCGAAATGACGAAACGCGAATTCGAGCGCGCTTTGGAATGCGGGACGCTTCCGAAGCTGACGTCGAGTGAGGCCAAAAAACTGCTCTCGGGCGGTTTCGAGGCCATGACCGCCGCGCGGGACGCCGGCGATCGAGAGGCCGCGGACATTATGCGGCGGTTTCGCGCGCTGCGCGGTGAATGATCTCCAGTCAAAAGGAACAAGTCATGTTTGAACGCAAGAACTATGAGCGCAAAGACGCCGGCGCCGTCGATCCGGCGGTCGCCGCGCTCTTCGCCGAGCAGATGAAGACGTTCGAGGCCTTCAAGGCGACGAATGACACGCTCGAAAAGGAAGTCAAAAAGCTCGGTTCGGCCGATACGCTGACCGAGGAAAAGCTGTCGAAGATTAATAAGACGCTCGACGATTTGGGCGACTCGATCAAATTGTCGCAAAAGCACGCCGAAGAGATCGAGGCCAAGTTCAATCGCGGCGGCCTGGGCGGCGCCGGAGACGACGTCGAGATCAAAGCGGCCACCGATTTCGCCGCGCTGACCGGCCAGGCGGTCACGATCGACGATTTCCGCGACTATAAAAAGGGCTTTTCGACCTATATGCGCAAAGGCCCTGACGGTCGCCAGCCGGAATTGAAGGCGCTCTCGGTTGGGTCCGATCCCGATGGCGGCTATGTGGTGACGCCAGACGTGAGCGGCCGGATCGTCAAGAAAATTTATGAGACGTCGCCAATCCGCGCCGTCGCCAGCGTGATCACGATCGGGACGGATTCGATCGAGGGGCCAATCGATAATGGCGAGGCGGGCGCCGGTTGGGTTGGTGAAAAGACGACGCGAGCGGAAACAGGAACGCCGCAGCTCGGCAAATGGGCGATCCCGGTCAATGAGCTTTATGCGGAGCCGCGCGCGACGCAAAAGGTTCTTGACGACGCGATGATCGACCTCGAGGCCTGGCTGGCTGCGAAAGTCGCCGATAAATTCGCGCGCGTCGAAAATACGGCCTTTGTTACCGGCGACGGCCAATTGAAGCCAAAGGGCCTCTTTTCCTATAATTTCGCCGCGACGACCGACAAGGCCGGAACGCGCCCCTGGGGCACGTTCGAATTTGTCGGAACGGGAACCTCGGGCGCCTTTCCGGCGACCAATCCCGCAGACGTTCTCTATGATCTCGTCTACCGCCTGAAGGCTGGCTATCGCACGAATGCGCGTTTTCTCTCGACGCGCGCCACGGTTGGCGTTATCCGCAAATTCAAGGATTCGACCGGCCAATATTTGTGGCAGCCGGCTTTGACCGCAGGTCAGCCGCAGACGATCATGGGCTATAACGTCGTCGAAGGCGAAGACGTCGCCGAGATCGCAGCAAACTCCTACTCGATCGCGTTCGGTGACTTTGCCGAAACCTATCAGATCGTCGATCGCGCCGGGATTTCGGTTTTGCGCGATCCGTTCACGCTGAAAGGCTATGTCAAATTCTACACGCGCCGGCGCACTGGCGGCGGCGCGGTGAACTTCGAGTCGATGAAGTTTCTCAAGTTTGCCTGAGATCGCGCCGCAAGGCTGATCTCTCGGCGGATGGCGGTCGCCTTTCAGGATCGGGCGGCCGCCATTTCCCTTCCCTCTCTTTGGAAAGTTATCGACATGACTCCGGAACGCGACGCAGTCTCTACCTGTAAAGTTGTCCAGGCGCTTGTGCCTGCCGTCTATGCCGCCGACCAGGCCGGCGACTTGGTCGATATGCGCGACTATAAGTCGGCAAGTCTCTTTCTGCATATTGGCGTCGGCGGGATCACCTTCAGCGGCACGAACAAGATCGAATTCATTTTGCAGGCTGGCAACGCCAGCGACGGTTCAGATCTTGCCAATGTCGTCGACGACGACGTGATTAATATCGACGCCGTCGCGCCGGGCTCGATCACCAACGGAATTATCCGCGCCCTGACCGCGGCGCATGCATCTGGCGACGTGCAGAAAGTCGCCTATATCGGCGGCAAGCGTTACCTGAAAATGACGGCGGATTTTTCCGGCACGCATGGCGTGGGAACGCCAATTTCAGCCGTCGTCGAGCTGGAAAACGGCGAAATCAACCGCGTCGCCTAATCCGAAAATGCAAACCCTTCGCCTCGTCACGCCGCCAACGGCGGAAGCCGTCTCGCTCGCCGAGGCGAAGGCGCATTTGCGCGTCGACTTCGATAATGGCGACGATGACGCCCTTATCACCGCCATGATCAGCGCAGCGACGGACGCGCTGCATTATCTCAACCGGACGATTGCGCCGTCAACGCTGGCGCTCGATCTCGACGTCTTCGCCGATGAGATCGCCCTCCCGCGACCGCCGCTGATCAGCGTCGGCTCGATCACCTACAAAGACGCGACAAACACCGCGCAAACCCTGTCAAGCAGCGTCTATGAATCGGTGATCGATAGCGAAGGGCTCGGCTTCGTCCGGCTCGCCTATGGCCAGAGCTGGCCCGAGACGCGCAGCGGCGGGCTCCCGATCACGATCACTTACCAGGCCGGCTATTCGGCGACGCCGGCGCCGATCAAGGCGGCGATCCTGTTGCGCCTGGGGCGGCTTTACGAGCTGCGCGACGCCGCCTCGCTCGCCCCGAGGCTGCGCGCCGAGTCGAATGAAGGAATCAACCGCTTCGAATATGCGGTTTCCTCGGCCGGCGCCTCGGAGGCGATCAGCGACGCCGAGACGCATCTGCTCGCCCGCTATCGGATTTGGACGCCATGACGCCGGCGCAAGCCCGCCAATCGCTGGCGCGATCGTTGAACGCGGGCGGGCAGACAGTGACCCTGCAACGCCTCTCCGGAACGGGCGCGGGCTCATACGACGTTCGGGCGCGCATCACGCGCGCCGAGCCGCAGCCGATCGGCTCGTCGCAGCAATTGGGCCGCATGGCGATTGTGAGCGCCGAGGACGTCGAGACGTGCGGGTTTCCGACGCCCTTCCTGTCCAAACAGGATCGCGTCCTGTGGAATGGAAAAACGCTCGTAATCCAATCCGTCGACGATGCGACGCGCCGCATTCAGGGCGTGCTGATCGCCTATGAACTCGAACTATCGGGCGGCTGATCCATGGCGTCCCTCGCGGTTATGGATGCTTTCAACGCCCGCGTCGTCGCGAATTGGGCCTATACGCCGATCGTCGACGTAAACGGATCGTCGGATGTCCCGGCCGATAATTCTGCGTTCCTTGAAGTGCTGTTCCCGGTTACGACCGAGACGCAACTTTCGTTCGGGAATACGGGCAATAACGCCCACGAAGAAGAGGGCGCCGCCCGCATCTGCCTTTATGTGCCGGCGGGCGTCGGTCTCAACCCGGCGGCGAGCCCCTGGCAATCGCGAATCGAGACGCTGATGGCGGCGTTTCGCGGCGCGCGTTTCGCGTCGATCGATTGTCTCGGCTTTGTCGGTCCGATCGTCGCCGAGTCGTCCGATAAAGCGGCTTATTTCGAGATCAGTTTCGCCGTGTCCTATCGGCGGGTGTTCGCCGGTTAATGCGCTTGAGGCGCGCTCCAGGAGAATAACAAAATGACCGTCGGCTCCGGAATCATCAGAGACGTCGCAACCATTGACGAAGTCACCTTCGGCACGACGCCGGCGAGTCCGGCGTTCGCGCTGATGCGCGTGCTTGATGGAAGCGGCATGCACGCGACGAAAGTCGTCGACGTGCTCAATCAGCTTTCCGCGCACGGCAACCCGGTTGACATGGTTCAACTCGGCCAAGACGCCGTCGGCAGCTATAGCCTTGTGCCCTCCTATGGCGGCGCGTTCGAGACAATGCTGCTCGCGGCAATTCGTCAGTCGGCGTTTACCGCTAACGTCGCCTGGAATGGCCGCGTCGCCCAGGTGTCAAAAACCTTCGAAGAGAAGATCACCGGCACAGCGCTCAATTATCTGCGCTTCACCGGCGTCGAGATCGAGCAGCTCGATCTCGAACTGACCGCGCGGCAAGTTGCGAAAGCGACGATCTCTGTCCAGGCCAAACAGATGGCGATCGCAACGTCCGCGCTCGCCAGTGCGACCTATGCCGCGGTCAATACCGAAGAAGTCTATACGGGCTTGACGGTGTCGTCGATCGCGATGCTCGGCCTCGCGCCGGTTCCCTCGATCACGAGCCTTAAATTAAGCGTCAAGCACGCTTTGACGCCGCTCGAGGTGATTGGCAGTCTGACCCGAGTTGGTCCGTCGCCGATCGGTCGAATCGAAGTGACCGGGTCGATCGAGACGTTGTTCGAGGACAAGACGGCGCATGATCTCTTTCTCAACCACACGTCGGGCGCGCTGACCGCGACCCTCGGGACGGTGACGACCAAAAAATACACGATCAATGTTCCGAAAGTCTTTTTCCAGGAGGGCGCGGTCTCGCAAGCCGGGAACGGGCCGATCTCTGCGACATTCGGATTCACCGGCATTTATGACGGCACGAATGGCTGCATTCAAATCACGAAGGCGGTGGCTTAATGGGCGCGACAGTCGAAATCCTTCAGACGTTCTCGGGCTTCCCCAATGGAGTCGAAAAGCCCGAGGTTCACTATCTTTCGGGCGCCGTCGTCGACGTCGATCCCGACTTCGCGAAAGATATTGTTGCGAAGGGCTTGGCGCGCCTCCTGCCCGCCAAGCCAACCCCCAGCAAGGCCGAGGGCAAAAATGAAGCTCAGTAAAATTGCAGTCAATTCCGCGGCGATTGAAAATGGTCGCTGGGTCGACGTCGATCACTTCATGCCGGGCGTGCGCCTCAAGGTGCGAGGGTTCGAGGGCGCCGACTATCTGCGTCTTCAAGCCAAATTGACAGCCGAGACGCCTCGCGCGGATCGACTAAAAGGCGCAGATTCCCCCCTCATGCGCGAGCTATCGACGCGGCTTCTCGTCGACGCCATTTTGAGCGATTGGGAAGGCCTCGAAAACGAGGACGGAACGCCGCTGGCTTATTCGAAAGCCAAGGCGACGGAGATCCTTGCCAACCGGGATTTGTTGGTGTTCCGCAAGGCCGTCGAATGGGCGGCGAATGTCGTCGGCGACGATGAAATCGCCGACGCCGAGGACGTCGCAAAAAACTAATCGAGGCCCTTCAATGGGCCTTGGTCTATTCCGACAAGGAACAATGGTTCCTCGAAGAGGCGCGTGAGGGCAACCCGATCGCGATTAAGGGGCTCAACAGCCAGCCGGCGATTGAGCCTTGCAATCGGTTTTTTTGGGTTGCGTTTTGGGAGCTGACGGCCGATCGCCAGATCGGCGCTATGGGCGGCGTCGGCGTGATCCCGTTCGGAGCGATCGACGCCTATGCGCGCCGATTTGGCGTCGTCGATCCGGATGACTTCCGGCGCTTGCTGCGCGTGATCCGCAAACTCGACGACGTCTATGTTAAGCACGTCAATAAGAAGGGCTGACGATGGCCGCGCGCGTCAAACTCCCGGTGATGGATCGAAAGATCGTGTTCGCCGGGAATGGCGTTTTCTCGCCGCAGACGCGCGCGCGCGCCTTCGCGGAAATGGCCGGGGCGTCGATCAAAGAGATCGATGCTCAAAACGACGCAGCCATCGGCCACGACGTCGCCTATCGCACCTTTGTCGATGGCCGGGAGACGAGCAATCTATTCTCGGCCAAGGAGACAAGCGAGATCGCCGCGCGCTGGCAATTGGCTTCGGGCGTCGTCGCTTATATCGACGATCTTTTGACGCGATCCGGACCGGTTCTTCGCGGCGCCTATCGGCGCACCCATGCGATCTATGCAGATGGGGTTGAAATCGACGATCCCGACAAGGCGATCGGCGCGCGCGAGGTGCTATTTGCGCCACTGGTCCCTTACGCCCGCAAGATCGAGCGCGGCAAAAGGGGCTATTCCCCTGGCCATGTCTATGAGGCGGTCGCCGCCCTCGCCGTCGGCCGCTTCTCGAATGTGGCGAAAATCAAATTCACCTATGCCGAGCCGGAAGGCCCCGCGCCCTTGCTCGACCGCTGGGCGGCGACGAGTGGGACCGCGCGCCGGCAACGTAAGACAAAGGGTCGCGATAATCCGCGGCGCCAACCGGCGATCCTGATTTATATGACATGAGGCCTTGGCAATGAAGCTTTCCGCGCTCACGCAAGAGGCGATCTATAAGCAAACGCTGATCGGCGTCGAGGAAGCGCCGGCCAAATTCGACAAGATGGCGAAAAGCGCCGAGGGCGCCGGCGACGCCCAGGAGGTTTTGGCCAAGCAGACCGACGCCGCCGAAAAATCGATCACGCGTCTCGGCTCGAAAATGGCGGCTTATACGAACAGCCAGCTCGACCCGGTCGCCAAGCAGCTCGCAAAGGTCGAATATGGCGAGCGGCTGATCGCCGCGGCGCGCAAAGAGGGAAAGGCTGTCACGGATGAAATGATCGCGGCAGTCGACGCCGCCCGCGAAAAATATCAAAAATTGACCGGCGGCTTGAATGATAACGCGTCCGCCCAGGCGCGCCTCAGCGACGCGATGCAAAAAGCCGCCGCGATGACGGCGACCATGTCGCGCACCGGCGGCATGAGCGACCCGACGGCGATGACTAAGCGCATGTCGCAGTCGGCCAATGACGCGGCGAAGGCCGCCGGGCTGGCGCGCCACGAATGGGTTAATCTCTCCCGCCAGGGCCAGGACGTCGCGGTCTCGCTTTATGGCGGGCAGTCGCCGCTGACGGTCCTCGCGCAACAGGGCGGGCAAATCGCCGACGTGTTCGCGTCGAGCAAGGGCGGCGCGAGCGCGGCACTCAAAGAATTCGGCGGCGTTGTCACGAGCTTTGTGCTCAATCCGGTGACGCTGCTCGTCGGCGGCGTTGCTGGCCTCACGGCCGCGATGGTCCAATTCGAAAGCCAGCAAACGCGGCTCCAGCGCGCGACCAATGGCGCCGGGGCGCTTTCGGGCCTGACCGCCGAAGGATTGCGCCAGGCGGGCCTCGCTGGGGCGGCGCAAGGCGGTTTTGCGCCCTCGCAGGGTGTCAACGCCGCCGCGGCGCTCGCCGGGACCGGCAAAATCAGCGGCGAGCTGATTCCGGGCCTCGTGGCGAGCAGCCAGCGCTATGCCGACGCCTTCGGGTTGAGCCAGCCGGAAGCGCTCCAGGAACTGGCCAAGGCGTTCGCGGACCCGGTAAAGGGGGCCGAGCAGCTCGACGAGCGCCTCGGCTTCCTCGACGGCAAGACCAAAGAATATATCCGGACCTTGAGAGAACAGGGCGACGCGCTCGGCGCGCAGCGCGCGCTGTTTGACGCGTTCAACGCGTCGCTGCAAAAGACGGCCGATACAACCTGGACGGTCACGAAAGCCTGGCGGCTGTTCCGGGCGGGCCTCGAAAGCCCGATCGAGACCGCCGCCGCGGCGATCGACAGCGCCCTCGCCCCGGCGCAAACCGCCGCCGAAATGGCGCGGACGCGCGCCGCCGCGTCGCGGGCGGCCGCTGACCGGATGGCGCAGACGCAAAGCGTCGAGATCAGCGACCGGGTGACGAAGTTCCTGCCCGAGATTTCGCAAAAGCAATCGCTCCAGGACGCCGCCGCCTTTTTCCGCGACGCTGAAAAGAATACGGCCGCGATGGGCCGCCTCGGCGTCTCGGTCGAAGATTTTTATAAAGCCCAGGAGCAAGCCAGCAACAGACTCGCCGCCTATCGGAGCGAAAGCGAAAAAGTCACGGCCGAGACGTATTTCCGCACGAAAGCGATGGGCACGCTTAACGAGGGCGTTAAGAGCGAGATCGAAGCGCAGAAAACCTATGCGGACACGGTCGCCGCGACGGGCGACAAGGAATTGGCGGCGACGAAAGCGACGGGGGTTCGCGCCGAGGCGGCGGTTCGGCTCACCATGGCCATGCGGGAATTAAACAAGGAGGCGGCCAACCAACTCGAACTTGCTGGAAAGTCGAGCGTCGAGCAGCAATTCATCCGCCTTGAGCAAGAGTCGCGTGACCAAATGGCGCGCGGCGAGTTTTCAAGCCAGGCCTATAACGACAAGGCCGCGGCCATCGTCAAGCAATACCAGGCCGACACGTTCACAAATCCGATTAAGGACATTGCGGGCCAGAGCCGCATGCTCGACGTTCAAAACGCGAGCCTCGGCAAATCGACCTATGACCAGGCCTTCGACGCCGGCTATATGGAAAAATTCAACCAATTCGAAAAGGACAATATTGAAATCACGCCGAGCGCGGTCGATTTGATGAATCAATACGCCAAAGCGCATGCCGATTTCGCCGTTGCGGTGGAGCATTCGAGTCAGCTTCAAAGCGAGTTTACTGGCTCGCTCGACATTATGCGCTCGACGGCTCACGACGTCGGCGCGTCGCTCGTCGACGCGTTCCGGCGCGGCGAGAACGCGATCACCGCCATGCAGGGCGTTCTCGATCGATTGATTTCGAAACTCGTCGACAAAACTCTTGATAATGCGATCAGCGGGCTCATGGGCGCGGCCGGGTCGGCGTCGACCGGCGCCGCCGGCGGTCTCCTGGGGTCCGTCGTCGGCGGCGTCAAAAAGCTGTTCAGCTTCGCCAATGGCGGCGTCATGACGAGCGCGGGGCCGTTGCCGCTGACGGCCTATGCAAACGGCGGGATTGCCGATCGTCCCCAATTGGCGATGTTTGGGGAAGGCCGCAAGCCTGAAGCCTTCGTCCCGCTTCCCGATGGCCGCCGCATTCCGGTCGCGATGCAAGGCGGCGCAAAAGCCGGCGCAAAAATCACCATTCAGAACTTTGCCGGGGCGCAAGTCGAAGCGCGCGAGTTGAGCACCGGCGAGATTTTAGTCGTCGTCGACAAAATGGTCGATCAAAAGCTGAGATCGCAGGTTCCCGGCATTATGGCCAATAGCCAGCGGAGAGCAATGTGAGCCGCGACCCCGCCATTTTACTGTGGCCGGAATGGACGTTCCGGCCGCAGCAAGCGTCCAAGACAATTGACCGGCCGCTGTTTAAGGGGCCAAAGCCCCTCGACGGGCGCGAGCAAGTCGTCGCGACGTCGGCGGGCGGCTGGCTGATCTCCTATGACGCGATCCCCATTTATGACGTCCTCTATGGCGCGTTCAGCGCGCTCTGGGTGCAACTCGCGGCAAAGGGGCGGCCGATTTACGTGCGGCCGGATTTGCTCGCCGCGACGCCCGCGCCAACCCTGGTCACGTTTTCAGACGGCTCGACCTACTCGGACGGCGGCCGGCTCGCTCAAGCGACCGGCGATTGTTCTTTGCTCGCGCCGGCGGCGCGGGGGGCGACGGTGATTTCGGTTACGAATTCGGTCGCAAATCCGCGCACCGTCGGCAGCTTTTTCGAGATCAATGGGCGCGCGCATATCATCGACGCCATTGACGGAATAAGCTGGTCGATATGGCCAGCGCTGCGCGCGGATTATCCGGCCGGGACGGTCTTGGAGGTCGATGACCCGCGCGTGCTCGCCTATCTGACGAGCGATTCCAAAGCGACCGTCATGAACACCGACGCGCGACAATTAACGCTCATGTCATTCCAGTTTACCGAGGCCGGCTGGCTATGACGCTCTACTTTTCAGGGGCCGTTGCCGCGATGCTCGCCGGGCGCGAGGTTCGCGTCTCGACTGGCGTATGGTTCGACTTCGCCTCTCAGGCCATGCGCGTCTGGCAAGGGCGCGGCGCGTTTACGGATAACGCCGGGAATGTCTGGCAGGGTCTTGGCGAATTCGGCGAGATCAGCGGCCTGCAAGGCTCGTCAATGCTCTCGATCGATCCCGTATCGATGACGCTCTCGGGTCTTGATGCGTCGCTCATGGGCCTAGTGCGCAATCAAGCTAACGAGATCGCCGGTCGGCGCTGCGGCGTTTATTTCCTGATGTTCGATCAGAATTTCCAGCCGCTCGACGCGCCGTATTTGACCGAGCCTTATTTGATGGACAAGGCGACCTTTCGCGTCGATGGCGAGTCGCGCACGATGACGGTCAATCTATCCGCCGAGCCGCTGTTCTACTCCAAGCACGTCCCGCCGGTGTCGCTGATGACCGACGCCGATCAGCAAAGCAAATATCCCGGCGACACGATCTTTCAACGCGTCACGCTCTTGAATGGGCGGCAAACGACATTTTGGAAATGGTGACATGAACGCCGTCGAGTTCGCACGCTCTGCCGGGACGCTGACGGCGCCTTGCTACAATCTCGTCGCGGCCTGGCTGCTCGCCCATGGCGCGCCGCATGTGCCGTCCGAGAGCCAGGCCCGGCGTCGCTGGATCGAGCACGGTTCGGAAGCCGGCGCGCGCTGGGCGGCGGCGCAGATCGGCCTGGTCGAGCGCGCCGCGCGCCCTGGCGATATTTGCCTGATCGCGCAAGACGGCGCCGAGCCGCTCTTGGCGATTGCGCTCGACGATGGGTTTTGCGTCGCGCGCGCCTTTGGCCGGCTTTTCGTCGGACGGGCGCATATTCTCGTTTCATGGGGCCTCCCTTGCCAGCCGTAATCGCTCCCGTCATCGCGATCGCCGCGAGCGTCTTCACGGCGGGCGCCGCCGCCGTTGGCGCGGCGTTTGCCGGCATTAGCGCGACGACGCTGTTGACCGGCGTCGCCGCTGCGGCGCTGATCGGGGTCGAATATTTGCTGCGGCCCAATACGAACGGACCGCAGTCTGCCGCGCCCCAGCAAGGCCCCGCCCCTGTCCCGGCGCGAAAAACCATTCGTCAAACGGATATGCCGCGCTGCTTTATCATCGGCCGGACGCGCTTAGCAGGCGCTTATTTCATGTATGAGTCTGACGGCTATTATGGGAGCGGCGGCAGTAGCGGGACGACGATTTTTCAAGGCATTTATATTTGCGACGGCCCGATTGACGGATTCGACGCCTTCATTTGCGATGACGAGGCTGCGCCCGTTGTAACCTCGACAAGCTCCGGCGCCGTCAGTGATGGCACTCAGGACGCGAACACCTATGTTTTTTCGTCCGGAATGAAGCGCGGAAATTTTCAGTCCGGGTCTAATACGCTGAGCGGATTTTATGCGGCGGCGTTCGAGCCGGTTAACGCAACGGAGGCCGGTTATTATTCTGCCATGATCCCGAAAAATTCGGGATTGAGCGGCGGGCTCATGACCGGGATTTGGCCGTCGACATGCGTCGGCAAAGGTATCACTTGCGTCTATACGTGGGCCTGCACGTTTTGGCTTACAAGCCAACGTCCGAGCCGGTTTCCCTCCGGTTTTCCAGAATGGTCATTCTGCGTGCGCGGCGTGCGCGTTTACGATCCGCGCGACGCCTCCCAATCGCTTCTGCAAGGCGGCGTCTGGACGCTCTACAATACAACCTGGAAATGGACCGAAAACCCGGCGCTGCTCGCGGCGCATTTCGTGTCCTGGCTGATCAGTCAAAATCTCACGGCGATCACGTCGATCGACTGGGCCTCGATCGCCACCGCGGCGAACGATTGCGACGCGATCGTCTCGACCACGATGCGAAACGTCGCCGGCGGCGCTGTCGGCGCCGCCAAAGAGCCCTTCGCGCGCCTAACGGGAACCTACTATTTTACGATCCCGCCGCGAGAGTTTCTCGCGCAGATCATGGCCGCATGCGACGGCACGTATAGCACCGACCAGAATGGCCGTTTTACGATGTGGATCGGCAAGTGGGAAGACCCGGTTGTCACATTTACGGAGAGCGACGTCGCCGCCTTCACCGAAGAATTTGTCGCGCCGACAACGGAAGCGGTGAATGAAATCCATTCGACCTATGTCGAGCCGCAGAATTCCTATCAAAGATTCGAGGCGCAAGTCTGGACCGATGCGGCGTCGATTGCGAAGATTGGCCGCCGCCTTGTGTCGATCAAATATGATCTTGTCCCGTCGGCCGGCCAGGCCTATCGCCTTTCGCAGCGATACGCGCGCCGCATAAACGGCAAGCGGAAATTGCAGATCACGCTTGGCCCGCGTGGCATGCTCGCATTCAAGCAACGCGTCGTCGGGCTTTCTCTGCCGAACTTCGGGATCGAACAAAGCACATGGCGCGTCGAGACGTTGCAGCCTGAAGGCAATCTGACGCGCTGGACCGCCACGCTGCGCGAAGTGACGCGAGACGTCTTTAACGATGATCCGCCGCCGAGAGACCCCGCCGCGTCCTTGAAGGTTATGTCGGCGTTTGCGTCGGCCGCTCCGAATAATTTCATTCTGGCGAAATATGCTGGCGCGACGCCGGGAACAAGCTACGTCGTCATTTCGATGAATCAGCATTTAAATAACCCGACGTCGGCGCTTCCGGGCATTGTGACAGCCGACGTCATCCAAGAGCAGTCACTTGTGTTTTGCGCGGACTATTCTCTCGACGGCTTTTTCAATGATGATCGCTTCGCCACGATTTATCTTTCGAATTACATCCTGAGAACGCCTGACCTCCCGAACGGAAACACCGTTTCCGTGGCGTGCCGATATATGAACGCTGACGGCACCTTCTCGGCCTATTCAAGCATCTTGACAATCTCGATCTAAAGGGAGCCGAAATGGCCGCTATCTCGACAGCGTTTACTCTCGCATGGCGAGATTATAATACGGATGGCGTTCCGGGTTCCGGCATTCGTAACACGCCAAAGAGCGACTTGCGCGCCCTCGGCGGGACGATCGAGTCGGTTTTCCTCAACGCCGCGAACACGGTCAGCGCGCCGTCGACGGCGGCGCCCGCCGGCTACGCGCAGCGCTTTGTGGGCAAGGATGGCGACGCCAATCAGATCATCGTCATGGACGCCTTCGGCGGCGTCCCTGCCCTACGGCTGAGACGCGCTAACGGGACTGGCGCGGCCGCGACCGCCGTCGCCAGCGGCGACACGATCGGCGAGGCGCAATTCACCGGCTACTACGTGACCGGCGGCCCTGCCTATGATACGTTTTCCGCCTCCCTCCGCGCCGTAGCAACCGAGAATTGGACGTCGGCGCTGCAAGGAACGCAGCTCGTCTTCAAGATCACGCCGACCGGCTCCGCAACGCCGCTCGATAGCTTTTGGATGGGCCAGGATGGCTCTTTTTTGTCGAGAGGCGTGCTCGGCTATCAAACGGCGAACGGCGCCGGGGCCACTGTATCGCAAGCGACGAGCCGCACGACCGGCGTGACGCTCAATAAACCGACCGGGCAAATTACAATGTTCGGCCCGATTGCCGGCGCTTCCGCCGGACAGACGTTCACGCTGACGAATAGCTTCATCACGGCGAACGACACGGTCGTTTGCAGCGTGACGGATGCGAGCGTGACCGGTGTTTATTATTTCGGCGTGAAGGTTGGGACGGGCCTCGCAAAAATTACCATGTTCAATCCGGGCGCAAACGTCGAAACCCCCGTCGTCAACTTCACGATCTATCGCGGCGCGGCGAGCTAATTCCCAATTTGGCGCGCGCGCCGGTGGTCAACGTCGTTGTGATCAAAGGATCTATCAACTGACGCCGGACTGAAGGCGCGCGGCAGTTTTTTTAATAGCCGTTGGAGTTAAGCATGGTCGGCCTTCTTGAAGATTGCGTCGGAACCTATGTGCTGGGCGTTCCAGCACTTGGGGATATCTATGTTGGTGCGGCAATCCCGGGATCGCGGACGCCAACGGATGCAGCCTTAATCGACGGCGCGGTCTATTCCTGTCGCGCGCAGAGCGGGACTGACACGATCGTTTGGGAGACGGGAGACTACACTTGGCGCACAGATGGCGCGTATTGGGAGCGCACATCAATCGCCGAGTCGAGTAGCGGAGGCTCTAAGGTTTCTCTTGGCGCTGACGCAATCGTGATGATTGTCGCGCGCAAGGAGCACTACTCTGGACTTTCGCTGCTGACAGAAGACACAACCTATTATGTCAGGTCGGACGGCGATGACACGAATGACGGCCTGACAGACTCCGCAGGCGGCGCCTTTCGAAGGATTAAGCGCGCCACCGATCAAATGTCGAGAATTAACGCCGGTGGGTTCAATGTGAAGATTCGCATTGGCGATGGCACTTGGCTCGTCGCGGAGTTTGACGACGACGCGATCGGAGGAACCGGCAATGACGTCGTGATGCTTGTGAAATACAGACCGTTCAACGCTCGGACGTTTCAAATCATCGGCAATCAGAGTAATCCTTCTGCCTGCGTCTTCCAAGTTTACGGACCAACGCCTGACTATGACCGGCTTGGATGGGAGCGCACCGGCATCGTCGTCTCCGGCTGTTTTGTCGAGAATATCGTGGGTTTTCGCATCGTCGCCGACGATTACGAGAACGGTTATGAAGCGACGGCAATTCGAGTTGTTAATACAGCGCGTGTGAATCAATTCTATGGTATTGAAGCTAGTAATATTGACTATGTGTTCAAACAGGAATTCGACACGAATGTCGCATGGGCCAGCATATCGGTTGATACCTATTTCGGTAATCTGGCGAATGTCAGGAATAACTCCCGAGGAACTTTCACCTTCTATTTCATCGCCGGCACTATTTTTAACTCCTACATGGATGGGGTGGCTTTTAAGGCCGATGTGTATAGCAGAATAAAGGCCAGCCTTTTCTACACGAACAATATCACGGTTGAGGACGCGTGGACGCAAAAATACAGATTGGAAGTCTTCTCCTATCTTGAGGCGTTGAACATTCCGGGCACGACGGCTGGCCAAAAAGACGCCAGTTGTTACTTCAACTTATAGGGAACAGGCGGATGGATTATACAATTGGAGAGCGCCGCGTCATGATCGACGTAAATCCTGGCGATGACCCGCAGGTAGCGTTGATTAAGCAGAGAGCAGCCGAGATGATCGACCTATGCGAGACGATGAAAGCCGAGGGTAAGCGCGCAATGTGCTTAGAGAGGGCGCAATCCGCCTTTGAGGACGCTGCGCGTTGGGCGGTTAGGGCGATCATGGCTCCGACTTCGGCGATATAGAAGCGGGGACAAGGACATTGCCGACTCAAATAATATTGTTTGGAGTGATAGGCGGAGGGCCGATTGCGACGTTCCCTGTCGCCGGGGGGCCATTTGCACAGGAGCCCCCGGTCCCGGAAGGCGTCTGCGCAACAACGACGATCGCATCGGCGCATGCCGTGACGGCGATGAGGGGCGCCGAGGCCAGCCTTTCCCTGATAAGAGCGCGTGCCGTTCTGGCAATTGCGGTCGCATCGGCGCCAACGCAATCGCGCTCAGCGCGTGCAATCATGACGATAAAGGGCGGGTGCGATGACTGCGATTAGCAAGCGCGTGAGGGGGGCGACGATTGGCTTTTCTTCAACCTTCGTCGACGCGTTTGGCGACGCCTATACGCCGCCATCCGCGACCCTGCGCCTCGTCTACAAAGTAGACGGCGCCGAGACGACGGTCTCGCACACAATGACATTGACGGGCGCAACGGCACGCTACGCGTGGGACAGCTCAATCGCTGACGCCGACAGCGTCTATTGGTTCGTAACAACTGGCGGATCAAGCAAGGCGGTCGACGAGGGTCAATTTCTGCTCGTCGCGAATAGGGCGAATCCCGACCCATCGTGACGGCGGCCGCGCTCATCTGACGGCGCCGCTCTTCTCATAAATTCTTCAACCCAGCAAAACCCGCGCGTGCATCCCCGCGCGGGCGACGGAGTCTGTGCGATGAAAATGAGCCCCAGCGGCCGCGCTCGATTGATTTCGCGGGAAGGCAAGAAAAACCGCGCCTATCGCGACACGAAAGGAATCTGGACGATCGGCGTCGGCCATACGGCGGCTGCCGGGTCGCCCTACCCGACCCCCGGCATGGTGATCACCGACGCCGAAGTCGACGCGATCCTTGCGCGAGACTTGCCGCGCTATGAGCAGCTCGTCTTGCGCACTGTGACCGTCCCCTTGACGCAAGGCCAGTTCGACGCGCTCGTCTCGATCGCCTTCAACGTCGAGGCGGCGCTCTCGCAAAAGTCGTCGATCGTCAAGCGCTTGAACGCCGGCAATTATCGCGGCGCCGCCGACGCCATCCTGTTATGGAACAAGCCGGCGGCGATCATTGGCCGCCGGCGCGGCGAATATCAGCAGTTCCTGGCCGCAACGCCCAACGAGGCGCCCGGCGCGCCGGTGCGGTTTCTGGCGGCCGACGACTTGCACGATGGCGAAGACGTCTCGCTCGATTATTTGCGCGCCGCCGGCTCGCGCATCGTCACCGCGGCCGATCGCGTCAAGTCGGGGGCGGCGACGATCGGCGTCGGCGACGCGCTCGAGATGGCGACGCAAGCCAAGGGCTACGTCGACCAGGCGAAGGAACTGGCGCAGGGTTTTCACGCCGGCGCGCCAATCGGCGAGCTGGTCGATTCCTATGCGCCGCTGCTGATCGGGCTCGGCGTCGGCGTCGCGATCCTGACGATCGCCTTTCTCGCCTGGCGCGCCGCCGTTCATATTCAGGCCGCCAGGCTCGACGACGCGCGCCAGCTCGCGCCGGTCCCGGCGTTTCCGGCCGACGCCGCGCCGCCGGCAGCCCCGGCCATGAGCGACGGCGGGACGCTGACGGAGATCGAAAAGCTCATTGACGCGAAGATGGCGGCGCGTCTCCCGCGCATCCTCGCCGATAGCCAACGGCGGAGCATGTAAATGGGCGCGCTCTCGATCCTCCCCCTCGCCTGGTCCTTTGCGACCACCCGCCTCGGCCTTGCGGCGCTCGCTGGCGTGGTTTGTTTCGCCTTCGGCTACCATCGCGCCAGTGAGGCGTGCGAAGCGCGCCAGGCGGCCGCGCAGGCGGCGCAATTGCGCGCCGAGCTGATCGAGCGCGCCCGCCAGGCGAAAGCCGCGGCGACGATCGACGCCCAGGATCGGCTGCGCGCCCAGGCCCTCGCCGGGGCGAACGCCGCCATGCAAGCCGAGATCGATCGACTCAAAGACAACCTTTCCGACCGCGCGCGCAATGAGGCCGCCCATGCTCAGGGAAACAACGCCGACTCGAAAGCCGATCCGCATCGCCCGGGCGCGCCTGGCTGCGCCATTGATGGCGATTTCGCTCGCCGCGTGCGCCGGCTCGACGCCGCCGGTCGCTGACCGGCCGCAGCTCCCGGAGCCGTCGGCGGCCACGCCGGCGCCGCTCCCGGCGCCGACGGCTGGAAAAGACAAGGGCGTCTTCGCCCTGGAAAACCGCGCGGCGGCGATCGCCGCCAATCGGGGAGTCGAGACATGCCAGGCGCATTATTCGAGCGTGCGGCGGGAATTTTCCGCCAGGGATTAGCGGGCGCGATCGGCGCGCCCGCTGCGCCGGCTCCCGCGCCGGCTTCATGGTGGAACGTCTTCGGGCGGCTCGACGAGCTGACGGCGTTTCTTGCCGAAGAGAGAGAGAAAACCATGGCGCAACTTGATGAGTTGAAGGCGGCGCAGACGCGCCTAATCGAGGCTAACCGGCGGTTGCTCGCCAAGCTCGCCGAGCTGGAGGCCGGCCAGGTCGATCCGGCCGAGCTGGCCGCGCTGACCAATGACGCCAACGCCGCCGCGGCGGCGGCCGAGGCGATCGCGCCGCCGCCGCCCCAGGGCTGAACGGATGGCCTGGCTCGGCCTCAAAGTCTGCGGATCGGCCGCGGCGCTGTGGTTGTTTGGCGCCAATAGCGCCTGGCCCTCGCCCTATGTCGGCCTCGGCCGCCTAGCCGCGCTGGCGATCGCCTGGGCGGCGATTTGGGCGTGAGCCGATGACAAGCGAGACGCGCCGGCGATTGAGCCCGCCGGCGCGTCTCTGGCCGCCCGCGTGACTGTGCAAACGGACGGTTGAGCGATCCTCGACCGAAAAACCTTAACGCATTGGGTTGGGGAAAAAGCATGCCGACGATTCAACATCATTTGAGCAACGCCGTCGAAACGCTCTCGGGAACTGCGGCCGACAAGATCGGATACGCCGTCGCGGGCGGCATGATCTCGACGCCGCTGTGGCGCGATCAGTTGCACGATTGGGGCGGCGTCGCGACCGATGTGGCGCCGCTCTTGGGCTGCGCCTGGCTGGTCGTGCAAATGATCGTCAAGGTCCTGGAGGCGCGGCGGAAAATGCGCCTGGAGGGAGAGGAAGAGACGTAACGCCGCGGCGCTTTCGAGGCTCGAGATTGGGGCAAAAGCGCCGCGCCTGTCGGACGGTTGGGCGCGGCCGATAATCTTCAATTATCGAACTACCGGACGGGCGTGTCTGTCTATTCTTGAACGCCACCATGGACGAGCTCGCGTAGCTGCCGCATCGGCGCGCGGGGCTCATAGCGACCTCTAAAAAGCTGTCGGAGATCCGAGCTCCGACTAGCTTAAACGTTACGTTTAAGGAAAGCCTCAAGATAAGCTTTTGCCGGTGTACCCGGGCCTAGCGCTAACCGTCTTCGCATTTCGCATATATAGAATTCGGCGGGAAGATTGCGGCAGCACGGCATAACGCGCTATGGGACGGGCGCAAAGCAGGGGCACCCGATGACACTCGAAAATTACCTGGCTGATCAATATAACAAAGACTTGCAGGATATCCAGGCGATGGAGCAGGTGCTGGTCAACGTCGCCGAAACCTTCGCGGTTTCGTTCGACGACTCGATCAATTTCTGGCCCATTGAGATCCGCTCGGACGAGAAGAAGTCCGGGGGTCGGGAGTCACAGGGCACTTCTGCCATGATCAACGCTGCACTCGGCAAGATGTTAGGGCTGTTCACGCTTCGGGATGGATTCAACGCCGAAAAGCTGCCCTTTGGCGACGAAAAACTGGAGCCCGTTTTAAAAAAATCGATGGACGCTTTAGCAAAAAATTTGAGCGATCAGCAGTGCGTTTATTCCAAGACTTTTGGCAAGAATGATCCGCTCACAACCAGCCACGTCATCGAACTCATTCGTGCTGCTAAGCAAAAAGACAGCCTTAAACTCCCTCCATCCGCCGAAACGGCCCTGTCAAATATTTGTAAAGTGGATCCGGCCAACCATGCGGCATTCGAAGCGGCGCTGCCTCTTGATGTCAAATGGTGTACAAGCAGCGCCTTCATCGCGCTGCGGGTAGTGCGTGCGACTCGTGACCTCGGCAAAGAATTTAATCCCCTCAGATATCGCGAATTCTTCGAAAGTAGATTGCACGAACAACTTTCATTCAGTTCCATTCCCGATAGTCGCTTTGATCCAGCAGAGCTGGCTTTCTGCTTGGAAGGTCTCCTTCTCTGTGCTCCCGAAGCCGTTGATCCGGTCCTCTGCAAACGGGTCCTTGCGGTTCTGCTAACAACGCAAGAAACAAGTGCTTACTGGAGGCCAAACCGACCATTTGTCGCGAAGCCAACGGGAGAAATAATGCTCCCCTTGAGTGTTGAAGGCGCTAACTCGCTGCTTTACTCGATCGAGGTTCTGGACTCAACCAAGCTTCACGATACTCTTGCTGGCGTTGCCTTGCCAATGTTTCGCCGCTTCTGGCAGTGGCTTCGAGCGCGGAAAGTTGAAATCAACGCGTTCGACAAGCAGTGTGTCGGCTGGCACTCAGAGCATATAAACGAGGCCAATGTTATACATTTATGGGATACGAGCCAGGTTGTAGAATTTCTTCTTGCGCTTCGAAAACTCATCCAAAGGCATGTGGCTAGAGAAACACTTGTGTATTCAAGGGTTAAAATCAGCGAGCCCAAAAGCGCGGATGAATGGAAAGAAATTACTGAGACATACGAGCCTATGTCAGATGGATCTATAACTGATCTCATTTTCGATCGCGTTCGGGATGATTTTATAACGCCGTGGACAGAAGGAACCCCTGAGAACTATTCGATATTGTTATATGGCCCCCCGGGTACAGGCAAAACCACCATTGCCTCTAGTATAGCTAACGCTTTGAAATTCCGTCTGATAACTGTGACCGTTAGCGACTTCCTGGGGGCAGGCGGCGCCCTAGTAGAAGCGCGTGCAAAGGCAATCTTTCAGATGCTCGAGGCGCAGGAGAACTGCGTAATTTTCTTCGATGAAATTGACGCGTTTTTGCTCGATCGAGACTCTGAACATTATCGCATGCAGGATACCTTATTTCAATTTCTGACGCCCGGCATGCTGACGAAAATCAATGACCTGCGGAAAGCACAACGCTCCATTTTCATAATTGCCACAAACTACGCCAACCGCATCGACCCGGCGATCAAGCGCCCAGGCAGGATTGATCGCAAATACCTTTTGCTTTCACCCGATATGGGCAAGCGTCGCACGATCATCACGAAAGCCCTCAAGGACTTCGAAATCGGCGGTAAACAACCGATCGATCAAATGGCAAAGGCTTCCGTTTTTCTCGGTTATAACGAAATAAGAGGGGCAATCCAATCAAAAGCCAACACAGGGGGATCTAGCCTAGTACAAGCTATGAAGGATGCACCTCGCTCAAGCGGTCCGAAGCATTATCTAGCTCGTTTAGATCGGGAGACAAAGTTCCCCGAGGACGAATTCATCGCAATTCTCAAATTGGCCAAAGAGGCGGACGCCCTCGATGACATCAAGAGCGATATCGGTGCGCTTAAACCGAAGAAGAAAAAAAAGCTGAGTGAGTTGCTAAAAGCTCAGCCCGCACTCGAATCTGTCTTCAGTGAATTAGGGATCAATGTCTGAGATGACCACTCAGAGAGAGGAAATCACCTTTCACCAAGCGATATTCCAGGCTTGGGACTGCGTGCTCAAAGGTGCGAACGCGATATATTTGAGCGGCCCGATCACAACGGGCTTGCGATACATCCAAGCGTTGCGGAGTGCTGAAGCGGACCAATCGCGCCTAAACCGGGTTAAGCAAGAAAACGAGGACGATCTCGTTTCCGCGGCTACATTGTTGCGACGCCAGCGCAACAAAATAATCGTAGAGCCAACGAGCTTACGGCTGCCTGAGTGGTCATCATCCGATTATCATTGTTTGTGGGAACGCCTAATCGAAAAGCACATCAAGCTCGCCATTTTTCTTCCTGGGTGGCAGTACAGCTACGGCTGCGCGCGGGAGTTCGTGCATGCGTCGGTGCACAATATTAGGACTGAGGCTCTCTCGGGTGCGCCAATCTCTCTCGCTGAAGGGCTCGCGCTTTTGGAGGCCGCACGAGACGATCTGATTAGCAATGATGCAAACGGAGAGCTGGCAGGTCACGCATTCGATATAGGAACTCAAATAACTCGGCTTCAAAAGCTGCTTCGTCCGTCCAAGGTGACCGCGCAGGATCTGCGCAAGGATAAGTCCTTAGATCTGCTTGCGGAGAGAGGCATGAACGTTGCGCAGTTCGTAAGTTTCTCTCCTGAAGCTAACAGGCCAAAACAAGAGTATTCCCGCTTAGCTGGTCGCACCCCAAACGAGCCCTTTGCCGATGCGAGATCTGCACTTGAGACACTTCTTAAAATGAGTTCAGATCAAGCAATCAATATACGAAGCTATCAGCCTCATGATCCGCAGAGCCGAGAATTTATCTACGGATTGACGAGTGTTGAGGCGGCTCTCTCCGCAATCGAACGCTTGACCTCAGAGGGGCTACACACGATCGCTAACGAAACTATCAACGTGGCTGACGGTGGCGTCTCAGGTGTTCTTATGGGAGATATTCTGGAGTTTTCTCCCGACGACACCCCCCGCTGCGTTGAGAAGCCAGGCACAGCCTCCCTACCGCGTGGTCTGGGCTGCGCTATTCTAGAAACCGTGTATCGAATTCCGATTGAATTCGAGATTCCGCTAGCGAGCCGTCTCGAATTCAGCCTACACCCACGCCCGCGCGGATGGAAATTGACGAATTTGATCGCTTGGGAGTTTTCAGAGCAGAAGGTCTTAGACGCGGAACCGAAAATTGTCTGGCCGAATAAGTTTAGTCGCCTGGTCGGCGATAAAGCTTTCGGCCTGCTTGTCGCGCACCATCTAGGGTTGCCGGTTCCGCATACTACTGTCATTGGGCGCCGCGTCCCCGCTTTCAGTTTTGGTCGCCCGACAGGTTGGCATGAAACTTGGCTCAGAACCGCTCCTTCAGAACAAATGCCGGGCCTCTTTACGACCCTTCGAGGCTGGTCCGATCCGTTCGTTTTGATGAATGCAGAAGACCCAGATGCGACCAACCTATCGTCAATAATATCCCAAGCAGGGGTCTACCCAGCTTTTTCCGGGGCTCTAATCATCGGAGCGGACGGGAAGGAAATTATTGAAGGGCGAAGTGGCACGGGCTTGTCCCTTATGTTGGGAGAAGGTTCGCCCGAAACACTTCCCGAAAATATTCTAGCCGATGTTCACTTTCTCTATAAATTAGCAGAAGTTTCTCTCGGGCCGGTGCGCTTTGAGTGGGTTCACGATGGAGCAAGTGCCTGGATAGTACAATTGCATCGTGGGGCTACGGAAAGCACTGTTGATCGATTGACACCCGGCGATGCGGATCAATGGGTAGAGTTCGAAGTCGAAAACGGGTTGGCAGCCCTGCGCCAGTTCGTCTCGAATCTGCCTCCGGGGATAGGCCTAATCCTACGGGGTCGCGTCGGTTTGACAAGCCATATTGCCGACGTGATACGCAAAGCGCGTATTCCGGCGAAGCTGGCTTAAAGAAATACTGACGAAAAATCGTGCAACCAAAATGGGCTGCTTGCTTGTATGACTCACGACTGGCTAAGAGCCTCGTCGAAATAATCTTAGGCGTTTTGTCGACGCTATTTATAGATCGATCTCCATTGAATTCGTTGCTTCTCCTAGCGCGGCTCTCAAATCGCGCCGGCGGGCTCGGGCGATATTTGGTTGTATTTACGTTGTATGTTTGAGATAATACCCAGCAAAATCAATTGTTCTCGGTTCCGCCGAAGGGAACCCGATCTCGCCGCGCGGCTATGCGGCGGCGACGCGCGCCTTCTACGCCCACGCCCGGATGGGCGCGGACCCGGCCACGCTGTTCAACGAAATTCGCGCGCGCATCGCTGCGCTGATCGGCCTCCCCGGCGTAGAGGTGGCGCTCACAGCGTCGGGCGCGGAAACCGAATATGCCGCGCTCGCCATCGCGAGAGCGCTGCTGGATCGACCGATCGTCAGCATTATGGTGGAGCCGGAGGAATGCTGCGACGGCGCGACGGCTGCGGCTGCAGGAACGCATCTCGGCGATACGGCCGCCTTCGCCTCCCATGTCGAGAGAGGCGCGCCCCTTGCAGGGTGGGACGAGGAAGTTTTGCTGCGCCGCGTCGCTGTGCGCGACGAGAAGGGGCAATCGCTGCCATCCTTCCAGATCGACC